GTCGTTTATAAGCGATTCATATTGACAACTGAATCATAATTGATCGGTCGAGCGAAGTAAATACTCTATTTTCATGCCAAACTACGATTTATTCGTGTCGGTAATTGTTAAATCTCGAGCCCTGGAAAAATCGGAATAGGAATTGCATATATCAAGATCCGTGCCATGGATTGAACAACTTTTGAGATAAGGATTTCAGTTGCTTGGCATGGTTATTGCTCATGAGTTTTCGTTTGATCCGTAACAAGCCATGGCATGGTAATTGCTAAGGCTATTGATGGCATGGTAATTGCTAGGCCTATTGGATCCATTGATGGCATGAGGATTGCAGATGCCATTGTGGCAAGTCAGATATGTAGATCCTCTATGGCTACATATTCTTCACCCCGAGAACGGGGCTCGGTAGCATATAGCATAGTCATAGTTATACGAAAGAGTAAAGTAATTGCTCAAGTAGTTGTAACTTAACCAAGTAATAACTGTAAATTCTATCTTAGTAGTTTTTCTATAAAGACCAGTTATAAACCACAGTTATAAACCACAGATTATAGATTTAAGATTAGGATTATGAATATTAAGATTAGGTATTTAAGATAGGTACTGATCCTCTAAGATAGGTACTGATCCTATAGATACTATCTATAGTAGATACTATATTACTATCAGTATATGTATATACAAATCGTGGTCGGTGTGTCTCAGAACCATGGCAGATCCGAGGTAAACTAATCTGATCTCAGCACTTGTAAGTAGCTGAAATTAAACAAGTTGCAAAATAGTTCCCCAGATGATAAAATAAGTTTTGACACTAAAGCAGGCAAGGCGTTTATAGTTTTTACATCGATCTCTGTAGTTCAAGTTGTTTAGGTCGGGAGGAACGAATCATGGGCGTTAGTCTGACTGCAACTCATCCTCTCTTTGTAGCTACTGTCGTAGCTCCTGGTGGGGCAACAGCTAGGTCCAGCACCATAGAGCTAGGCAGATGTGATAATCTTGGATGGTGGCTTAAGTGTCCAGCTCCTGCTGGAGCTATCTCTGGTTCTATTCTTTTCAAATGGCAGGGCTCAAAGGATGGTACTACCTGGACCGATCTAATCGGCCATGCTCGTTTATCAGCTGCAGGTAGTGATTTGCTTATTCCCTTTGACCTTAGTTTAAACTTCAACGACGGTAACTTTGGTGGCAATGGTAATATCATTTCTTACAGTACCTATACAAGCAAAGATGACTTCATCATGTTCCAGAACCCCCTTCTGTCTGCTCGCTATATCTCCCTCTTCGTTACTAACTCTGCTAATGCTGGAAGCATAACTATTGACTCAGACCTTTGGGTCAGGGTTTTAGGATTCTAGCTATGGAACGTATCCCTGTCTGGACTCCGAAGAAACTTAAGATGCTTAAGCGAGCTGCTAGAAATAAAAGATTAAGGCATGAGGATACTCGTAGAGAAAAGGTGATGAACGCTACAATAGAAGCTATAAAGCAGGGACATGAACTCCCTGTCAGTGTTGAACTAGCTACCCGGGATAATGAGAAAAAGAAGTTAGCGATAGAACTGCTAACCGATTTTCTTCACTCACTGCGAGATAACCAGGTGGCTAGTCTTGTGGGGATCACTCCTCTTACTCTCAGAAAGTGGAGACATGATCCAGTGTTTGCTAAGCTCCTCAATGCTGAGATAACTCGTAAGAAGGAGTTACTCAGGCTTGAAGCTTATAAGGGCTGGTTTAGAGCTATCCGTGCTGGGGATACTAAGGTCATTGAGAAGTACTTCAAGATGACTGGAGATCTTACAGAAGAGGTTAATGTAAACTTCAATGACCTCAGCAAGATGGATACTACTGAACTTGCGGAAGAGATCAAGTCGATGGAACTTCAGTTGAAGAACAATGCTCGTGTTAGACCAAACTGACGAGCTAGAAACTAAAGCTCGGTTACTAAAAGCTAAGATAACAAAGCAGGGTCTTGAGGATCTCTACTTCTTTAATAAGTCTATCTTAGGCTACTCAGATATGACTCCAGAGATTCATGGAGAACTCTGTGACTTTGTAGAGAAAGTAAAGAACCCGAAGAATGCTCAGTTCAGGTTAATTCTTGAGCCACGAGGTTCACTTAAGAGTTCTTGCATTACCATTGGGTTTACTACTCAAAGCATTGTAGAAGATCCCAATATCCGAATCCTCCTCGCCTCAGAGGAGTTCTCAGCATCAAAGAAGTTCCTCGCTGAGATCAAGGGTCACTTCGAAGAGAACCAAGTCTTTAAGAGCTATTATGGTGATTGGGTCTCGAAGAAGAAGTGGGACGAAAAAGAAATCATAGTCAACCGTCGTACTCGCTGGCGCAAGGAACCTACCATCACTTGTGCTGGCATTGATGTTACTAAGACGGGTATGCACTATGACATGATTATCGTAGATGACCCCCATAGCTCTAAGAACATTACGACTCGTGAACAGATTGAGAAGGTAAAGACCTGGTATAAGCTTTTACTTTCTCTCCTTGACCCCGGTGGGGTTCTTATAGTTATTGGAACTAGATGGCACTATGACGACCTGTTTGGTTATCTTATAGACCAGGAACAACATCGTAAAGAAACGGGCCGACGCAAGAGGTTCCGTATCCTTAAGAAGTCTGCCTTCAATGGTTCTGTCGGTGATCTAATGGCCGGTAGATTAAAAGATAAGGATCTTTTATGGCCCAGTCGATTAAGCATAGAGTTCTTACAAGATCAGTACCTTGATCAGGGACCATACATCTTTAGTTGCCAATATGGTAATGAGCCGGTAGATGATGAGTCAGCTGTATTCAAACGAAGCTGGGTTAAGTTCATTGATCCTGCAAAATTAGATTCATTGGAACTAGGACCTAAGAAGGCATTTCAGATAGTCGATCCTGCTAGGGATGAGGATGGTAAAGACTTCACTACGATAGTTACTTGTCAGCTGTTACACAATTGGCAAGCTATTATCCGAGAAGTCCGTCGTGGTAAATGGGACGAACACGAAACCATAGATCAGATGTTCAGAGCCTATAAGAAGTGGAAGCCACAGAAGATAGGGTTTGAGACTGTTGCATTCCAGAAAACCTATCTTCGTTTCATCAAAGCTGAGATGTTGAGGAAGGGTAGAGTCCTTCCCATAGTTGAGTTAAAGACAGATTCTACTAGGTCTAAGGTAATGAGAATCAAAGGTATGGTACCTTACTGGAAGCAGGGACTGTTCCTTGTTCCAGGTCATAGTATTTCTTTACTTACTGGCAATATGAAGATCCTGGTTGATGAATTGACTAGGTTCCCCAAGGTTTCAAATGACGACTGTATTGACGCCTTAGCTTATATGGACCAGATTATGAGGAGACCCATGGTGTCTAAGATTACTAAGGCGGTCCCAAAGGGTTCCTTCTATGGCATGAAGAAACTCCTAAAGAAGAAGAGAAATGGGAAACTCGGTCAATTCAATATGAGGTCTGCCTAATGGCTAATCTCAATATGTCTAGGGATGAAGTTAAAACCTGGCTAAAGAAGATAGAACTGTCTAAAGAGTGGCGTAAGCCCTATGAAGCTAAGTGGAAGAGATATAATGAGTATCTACAGGGTATCTACTTTGACTTCGCAGATGATGATCAGATAGCTGTTAATCTTGTATTTCCTATGGTTAGGGTTATTATCCCAAGTATCTATTCTCGTAACCCAGATGTCCTAGTAAACCCTCGCAAGGGTCAGCAATTCCAGCCGCAAGCTGAGGCTATGTACTATTATCTTAAGTACTTAGTAAAGGAAATTGACCTTAAAGAAGAGATTAAGTTATCTCTCCTTGATGCTCTTACCTTTGGTCATGGCTGGGTTAAGCAGGGATATGAGAGTGAATACGAAGAGGGCGAAGAGACTAGTAAAGATAGTTCTATCTTAGCTTTGATTAAGGAAAAGTTTACAGAGTTCATGGGTGATACAAGTGAAGACGAGCAAGCAGAAGATCCGGAGATAGAGTATGCTCTTAGACCTAATGAGAAATTGGTTGAAGAACGTCCTTGGGCTCTTAGAGTTTCTCCTAGTGATATGTTTGTACCAGCTTTTTCTAAGACGCCAAAGGTCTTACCCTGGGTCGCTGAGAGACTTGTATTGCCCTTAGAAGACGTGAAGAATAACCCTCGGTATAAGAATACCAAGGAGTTAAAGGGCTCGACTGATGTTATGAAGTTACTTACTGACTACAATAGTCAGTCAATCAGTCTTGCTCCTACTGACTGTGAATACGTAGTCTTGTATGAGATCTGGGATGCTAAGACTAATTTGATCCGTACCCTTGCTGATGAGTATGAGAAGCCATTAGAAGTCAAGGAGAATGAGTATACGTTCCTTGACTCTCGTCACCCATACACTATGCTCCGGTTCAATGAAGTCCCTGATGAGTTCTACCCTATGTCTGATGTAGAAGCATGGGAGCCACAGATTCATGAACTCAACAAGATTAGGACTCAGCAAAGTGTTCACCGTAAGAGATATAACCGAAAGTATATAGCTAAGACAGGAGCTTTTGAAGACGATGATCTTGATGATCTTAAGAGTGGAGATGATGGTACTATCGTATTTACTAACGAAGAGAACCTCAACAATGCTATCCAACCGATTGCAGACGCTTCACTTCAGAATGAAGTGTATACTACTGAGCAGAGAATTAAAGATGATATCACGGAGATTAGCGGCATCACCGGGTATCAACGTGGAACGACTTCGCAGGGAGCTAAGACTGCAACCGAAGCCTCTATCGTTGAGTCACAGTCTAGATCTAGGGTCGATGAGAGATTGGACGTAGTCAATACTTTCGTGGTTAGGATTATCCGTAACCTTGCCATGATCTCTCAGAACTTTATGACTCAGGAACAGGTGTATCCCATTCTTGGGGATGACCAGACCCCTAATTGGATGCAGGTTGGGCCAGATCAAATCCAAGGTGAGTTCATGTACGACATTGTCTACGGCTCATCGTTACCTGTTAACAAGGAAGTAGATCGTCAGCAATTCTTACAGTTGTATGAGATGATTGCTAATGATCCTTACTATAACCCTGTTAAGGTTAGGGAAGATCTGCTTAGGAAGTTTGATGTTAGAGATGTCAAGTCCTATATGGCAGAAGGAGCTGGAGCTCCACCCATAGCTCCCCCGATGGACGCAGGTGGTGGTCCTACGGATGCAGGTCCTAATCCACCTTTACCTATGGGACCTAATCCGACCATGCCATCGGTACAAGGAGCAGCTGCAAGCCCTGCTTCAATCCGGGCAGGGATTTCTCGACAGCTTCAAGTTTCTAATCCCGGATCAATGGGAGGAGCTGGGTTATGAGCAACACTGGTTCTTACAAGGTTATAGATGGGGAATTAGTTAAGATTTCTGATAAGGTCAGGTTACCATCTTCTGTATTCTGGCCCGTTCATAATGACCCTAGAACTAATGGGATGACCTTTGAGCATATGGATCATAAGCCCATTAGAGTTTCAACTAAACGTCAACTTAGGTATGAGATGGAGTCACGTGGTATAGCCCAGAAGGATGCCTAATCATGTTAGTGAATGAGGACGGAGAGTCAGCTGAGAACGAAGATACCCCAGATACCGGTACCCCGGAAACGGAAGAGACCGAGGATGAGGAATCAGGCGACTCAGAGCAAGACTCCGACCAAGACAGCAGTGATGATACTGAAGATGAGGGAGAAGAAGAGGGAACTCTATTCTTCGACCCCAACAAACTCCCGGCAGAGCTTAAGCCTGCTTTCAAAAAGATGCAAGCTGCTTTTACCCGAAGCATGCAGGAAGCTTCTGGAGTTAAGAAGTATGCTACTGCATATCAGGCTTTAGTAGCAGACCCGGGATTCCGTCAGTGGTATGAGGCTCGCGTTAAGGGTCGCCCCGTTAACGTCGAGAGCGATGACACTGAGGATGGGGACCCTGATATAGCCAATCCAATGGCTCAGAGACTCGAGAGATTAGAACTTGCCGAGCTGCAGAATCAAGCAACTTCGGAATTCAGAGCTTTTGCGACTAAGCATCCCGAGTGGGAAAACTTCCGACCTCAGATGGAAGCTGCTATCGAAAAGTTTCCTATGCTTGGATACGAAGAAGTGTTCAAGTTGGTTACTTACGATGATGCTCGAAAGCTGGGTAATCGGGACGCCATTGGGAACTTAAGTCGTAAGAAGCGAGCTAATATCAATAAGCCCAGTCCAGCGAATGCTGGTAGTCTTCCTTCTAAGGCTCCTAAGACTATTCAGGAAGCCTATCTTCAAGCTAAGAAGGAACTTGCCGGTAGGCGTTAAGGAGATTCAATGGTTGCGGGTAATCCTAATTATGATGCTCTTCTGTCTACTACCCTTGCTAATTACCGCAAGGAGTTTGCAGACAACTTCAGCCGTTCATTCTTTCTTATGTATTGGCTGAATGAGAAGGGCCGGAAGAAGCCAGAAGACGGTGGTGAATCCATCGTTGTTCAGCTTATGTACGGTAAGAACTCGACTGTCCGTTCGTATGACGGATATGAAGTCCTGGATACCACGCCGCAGGAAGGTCTTACTGCTGTTAAGTATCCGTGGAAGCAGGTCGCGGGTTCTATCTCGATCTCTCGTAAGGAAGAGCGTCAGAACTCGGGAGAGCAGCGTATTATCTCGTTACTTGACTCGAAGGTCAAGCAGGCTCAGATCTCGATGCGCGATGAGGTTAACCGAATGTTCTATGCCGACGGTACCGGTAACGGTAGCCGCGACATCTTCGGTCTTCAGCTGCTCGTTGAGAATGGTGCTGTGTGGGGTACGCTTGCGGGCATTGATCGTTCCCAGGCTAACAATGCTTGGTGGCGTAATCAGTGGATCGGTACTGTTGGTGCCTTTACTACCAACGGTATTAACAAGATGCGTACTCTTTACAATAGCTGTTCCCGTGGCAACACTCACCCTGACTTCGGTGTCACGGATCAGACTACGTTCGAAGCTTATGAGGCTGCTCTTCAGCCGCTCGAGCGTTTCACTGACACGAAGACTGGGGATGCTGGGTTCCAGAACCTGAAGTTCAAGGGTATGGTTCTTGGCTATGACGAGCAGGCCTCGCCGGCTGCTGCTCTCTATATGCTGACGTCTGAGAACGTCCAGTATGTCGTGGACAAGGAAACGGATATGATTAATACTCCGTTCGTCCGTCCCGAGAATCAGGATGCTAAGACGGCTCAGATTCTCATTATGGCTAACCTCTGCACCAACCGTTCGGCTGGTAATGGGGTTATGGATGGTATCACCTTCCCGTAATGCTGCTCTAACGACACGGCTGGCTGGAGCGGAAGCTCTGACTATTGGACCGAGAGGGAGTTCAATTTCATCTTCCCTCCAGCTGGCGTCAGTAATAAAGGAGCTAAAAGAAATGTTATTTCAGCGTATCAATCGCAAGTCGCCCGAACAGATCTTTGCTGCTGTCGTTATTGAGGCAGGTACTGTGGTTGAAGGTGATTGCATGAAGTGGTCTTCCACGGGAAGCGTTGCTTATCCCCTGGGCTTTGCTGTTGTTAAGGTTGCTGCTGCTACTGATATGTTGGGTGCTGGAGTGATCTGGAACAGTGGTAAGACGGATACTATCAATATTGATGATGTTGCTTTGCTTCAGATTTATGGAGTTCATCCCAACGTGAAGGTTACTGGAGCTCTTGCTTCCGCTGGTATAGTAATGACTCCTAGTGCTACCGCTGGTACTATGGCATCGGGGGTCCCTGCTGACGACCCATCCCAGCGTTTGGGGAACTCGCTTGGTGCTGTTTCTGGAGGTCGTGCTGCTATCTTCCTTCGCTGCATGTAAAGGTAGGTGATTAGGATGAGCGCCGTGGAGATATTCCGTTGTGACCATTGTAACCGGTTCACTACTGACCGAGAGATTCAGAAGCGTAAGGCTAAGGGTTGCCCGGGGTGCGGCGGCATGAGATATCACGGCGCTAATTCCTATTCTACATGGTTATGGTTAAAGATTCAATTGAGGCTCATTTAGGAGGTTATAATGTCTGCTGACATCCTGGATAATATGCCGGAATATGGTGACCCTGATACTGCGACTACCATAGTTAATGGTTATGATATTCAGAATTTACCCGGAGCTACTAAGATTAGGCTCATCAAGCAGGGTCATTTGAGTATTGACAACTTCATGACCCCTCCTAATATGCCGGGTAAGAAGCTTGCTATACTTCGTAAGGCTCATCGGGAACGAGTCGAAGAGCAGATGGCATTACTTGAATCCAACAATGCTGGGGTTGATAACCCCTATTCTGTTGGGGACATGATTGAGTATAAGGGTCTGACGTATGAAGTCTTAGAAGTGAAGGATCTGAAGATCAAGATCTATAGTGAAGAGAAGAACAAGAATATCTTCGTGCCCGCTGTTATGGTCACCAAGGGGTAAACTATGCCTACCGTCCCTGTTGATGGAATATCAAACCAGGGCTTCACTCTTCAAGAAATGCTGGATGAAGTTTCTGATCAGCTAAGGGACGTTAAGATTAATACGAAGATTACTAGGTGGTTGAATCTTCAGATCTTTGAGTTAGCTGCTTCTAGGAGTTGGCCTCATCTTTGGAAGTTTGGTTTCTTTTCTACGGCTCCTTCTACCAGAGATTATGACTTAGAAAATACTTTACAGATAATGTCAGTTGTGAACATACCATCTATACCTAGGACTTTAATCCATGTAGATGAGAAGTTCATAGCAGATAATTATGATAACTATACATATCAGCAGGGTGATGTAGTTGCATATACTCTGCATGGTAGTAAAATATCCTTATTTAGAGTTCCCTCCTCTATTTTAGCGGTTGAATACTTTTTTTATGCTTATCCCTTAAAGTTAACTAATCCCGGAGATATTTCTGACTTCCCAGTTGAATGGCACCCTGTACTTATTCAGGGAGCTGTTGTTCGGGGATTCAGGTATGAGGGTAATACTGACCAGTTAGCTGAAGCTGAAGTACTGTATAAGCAGATGTATGATAAAGCTCTTAAGAATTCTTATTCGCCTAACGGTCAACGTCATGTTCTTAGGGATTCTGAACGGGGTCGTAGGGTTCCAAGGGTTACTTTACCTTCTAACTACCCGAGGCAGTAATGAGCAGACCAGATTCTCTTCCGGTTGGCCCATTTAACGAGGGGTTAAATACCCTTGACCCTCCGGGGAGTCTTAGGAAGACTCAATTAGCCCTTTGTCAAAATTGGAACCTTGATCCATTTGGGATCTTGATTAAGCGATTTGGGTCTAGCTTTTATGGTAGTAGCCCCGCTAAACTAAGTGGTGATAATGCTATCAAGTTCTTAAGGAGATATTACAAGACCTCTGGTACTAAAGAACTCATAGGGATAGCTAATGGAATCATCTCAAAAGGCAATGATGGAACAGGAGCTTGGACACCAATTGCACCTCCTGCTGCCTGGACAGGATCAACTAGTAGACTTCATGACAGCTTTATCTACAAGAATCGCCTCTATATACTAGGTGGTAGTTATCCAACTAGGTACAATGGAACTGATTTGTTAGCTACTGGTCACTTTCAACACGTAGCTGCTGGTTGGAGTGCTGCTCAGGTAGCTGGTTTAATCCCCGATGGTACCTATAAGTATATGATTACTGAGGTTCAAGGTGATCTGGGAGAGGGAGGTTATACTGCTGGGACGGGAGAAAAGAGTGTAGTCGTAGCTGGAGGCCCCCGTCAAGTTAACTTTACTGTTCTTGATGTTGCTCCTGCTGCTGTAGGTGGGACCTTTAAGCAGGTATGGCGTACAAAGATAGGTGGAACTCTTTACTATAAGTTACCAGATGGCCTTATCAGTACAGGAGCTACTACCTATAATGACAATAACATAGATGGCAGTTTAACTGAATTATACATCCAAGTTACTGCCCCACCCACAGATGCTACCTTTGCAGTTGTAGGTGCAGATGACCGAGTCTACTACTTCGGTATGGGGAGCGGGAATGAGTCGGTTTGTCAAGTTAGTGATGTTGGTTTTCCTGATCGCATTGTTAGCAATCTATTCTTTTCAATTTCTGCGGGCGATGGTCACCCCATTACTGGAGCCGGGCTTGTTCAAAATGGGATAGTCTTCTTTAAACAAGACAGTATGTGGTTATGGCAGGGAGTAGGGTTTGGTCTTATTGTTCTTAAACCTAAATTAGGTTGTCGTGCAAGGTTCTCAATTGTTCAGTTACCTGATGGGATTAACTTCTTATCTCAGTATGGTGAGACTTATTTCTATGATGGGGTTAACTTAGAGAATATAGGTAGGGGAGTTAAGAACGAGTTTGATGGTCAAACTGCTTCTTCTTCCTCTAATATCGTAGCTGCATATGACCCAATTGCTTTGAAGTATTTGATAGCTTATGACTATAAGGTCTTAGCTGGATACAACACTAGAGTTCTTGAATATGACCTAACGGGTAAGAAATGGGATGGACCTCATCTTAATAACAATAACTATAATGTTAGTTACTTCTCTATATGGGATAGCTTAGATGACCAGGGTGAAGTATATTGGGGTGAAGCCCTAGCTGCTAATGGTTCATATGTCTACAAGAAGAACCTTACTAAGTTTGTTGATCGGTTTGGTTTAAGCACTTTAAACTTAGGTTTAGGTCTAGGCCTAGGTGCATCCTATGAGTCTGTTGCTCGTACTGGAGTCTACTTCTTTGAAAGCATCGGAGAAAAGAAGTTCTTCAAGGTCTTTGGTAGAGCAAAGATTAGTTCAGGTACAAAAATCCAGGTTCGTATCTATGGGGATGATGAAAGTAGCTATAGTTATGCTGAACTATTTATTGCTCAATTGGTAGGTACTAATGACCTTATTTGGAATACGGGTTTGTGGGGTACTAATAACTGGGGCGGCCAGGTTATTGCTGTAGCTGAGGATACATATCCTCCCAGTGCTAGGGGTCGTAGGCCTACTATTGAGATTAGGGATCTATCTGCTACTACTCTGACTAAGATAGAGTCATTAGATATCCTTACACTTACTCTAACTCCTAAGTAGGTGATAGTATGGGTTTAGTAACCAGAAGTTATGACTTTGTGAACGGTACTATAGCTAATGGGGATGAGGTTGATACTGACCTTAACAAGTTATACACTGAACTTAATGGTAACATAGATGATGCTAATATCAAGCCTAGTGCAGCTATTGCTGGCTCTAAGATTGCTTCAGGTTCAATTACTATTGCTCAACTCGCTGATGACTCTGTGGACAATAACAAGCTTAAAGACGATGCAGCTATTGATATTAACCGAGCAGTTACTAGAGACCATATACGAGATGCTGCTATTAACTCAGCTAAGATTCTTGCTACCGCCATAGGCTTTGATAGACTTAATACATCAATTGTTTCTTTTTCTTCTATTATTTCTCCGGGTATACCCACAGTTGATACTGGTGTAGTTTTTGCTACTTACTATCCCTTAATCTGGTTTATAACTGGTGTAGACCCCGGGAATAACTTTTTTAGTGGCCAGTTTGAAAATAATGGCCAGCCTAATTGGATAATGAGATTTAAACTAGAAACTGCTCCTACTAGTGTTAACTGGACTGCTATTTTCTTAAAGAGAGTTGGAACCTAAAATGGCTGTCCGGATTGATCCTATTATCAGGCTTAAATCTACCGATGAGATTAATATGCTCAATCGGATGCTCAGAGACCTGGGTAGGGCAGTCAATGGATTAGTCAGTCCCAGTAATGTATATCCAGCAACTCCTAGTAGTGGAACAACCGATCACCATTTACTTACAAACTTAACTGTCTTTGACGATCATACTCAGTACTTGTATCTACCGGGTAGACCTTTACCGGGTCAAGCTGTAAAGGGCAGAGTATCCATTTATGGCAATACCACTGTTAGCCCTTTAGGAGTTCTTCATGTAAAGGGTGAAGTAGCTACTATCCCCACAACTAAACTAATAGGGGATGTTACTAAACCTGGAACCTGGAGTACTGATACTGGTGCTGGGGGAACGTGGTATACTCATATAGATGAAGATTTTAATAACATCAATATTAGTGATTGGCTAATATCAGCTACTCCCTCTCCCGATGCCAGCATGTATGAGGGCCTCTTAGATATAGTTCCAGCTAGGGGTGGTCTTACTCTTAAGATTCATGCTAAGTGTGCATCTGGGAGCCAACAGATATTTTTACAACTCATAGAGGCTTCAGCTAATATCGCTTCTTCCTTAGCTATAACTCTTACTACTTCCTTTGCTACCTATTCTTATCCTCTTACTGTGGGTGAATATGGTAATATTGTCCATTTTAACGACCTTAGACTAAGATTTGGTAAACAAGGATTAGGAATTATTAGTGCATTTACTGTTGCTGCCGCTTGGGTAGAAGTTCCGGGTGGACCTGGTGGTAAGACTATTATCGCCCAGGCAGATGCTCTCCAGACTGAGAACCTATTTGATTTCTTAAACTCTAGTGGATCTACCATATCTAAGGTCTTAGTTGACGGTTCAGTGTCATTAGGTCAGAATAACCATATCGACTCAGTTTCCTCAGAATATGCTCAACTCTATGTTAAGCAACTATATACTACTAATCAAGTAGGTATTATAGTTGAAGGTAAGACTGGTACTACTAAAGACTTAATTGCTGGTTATGATGAGCAAGTAAGTCCTGGAGTCTATGGTAATAAGCAATTTGGGATTACTCGTACAGGTGATTACTATATCCAGAATGTAGGTAAGTTTGCTGCTGGTGATGATGGTGCTCCAGCTATCAAAGCTCTTACCAATGATGATCTAGTTGAGTTTATTCGCAGTACTAATAGCTGGACTGATGTTAAGTTCTCTGCTACCCTGGCTTTCGGTTGGAACTCAACAGTTACTGGAGTATTTGCTGGCCTTGATGGAAGTGCAAAGTGTGACAGATTTGGTTTCTGTGTGAATGAGGGGGTCCTAATTGCTAACTTAACTAGGACAACCCTTACACCACCCTTAGCTTTACTTCATGTCAAGAATGCCGGAGCTGCTACTGTTATCCCGGTAATTGCTGAAGCCGTCGTTGGTCAGACTGCCAATATCACAGAGTTCAGGAAGAATGGGGTATTACTCTCAGCAATAGATAAAGATGGAAACTTTACTGGTATTACTTCAGGACTAAGCCTCATAGGAGCTAAGACAGTTGAAGTAAATCTAGGTGCTACTCCTATATGGCAGGGTCGTTTTACTATTACAGATGCTACTATTACTACTGCTAGTAAACTACTTGTATGGCAGGCTCCAGGTCCCTATACAGGAAAGGGCACTAGAGCTGATGAGGCTGATATCCAGCCCATTATGATTAGCTCTGTTGTAGCTTTCAATGGCAGTGCAGTTGTAAATTGGCAGACTCCTCCAGCTTATACTGATGGGGCTGCGGGTTTGATGGGCCTGGGGGATATTGACTTAAGGAAGGGCTATGTTAAAGGCAATGTAAAGTTTAACTACACTGTCCATGCTCTTGCTACTACTAAGACTAGGTCTGTATGGATTTCTGCTGTTGACATGGTATCTGAAGTGGGGAGCCCTGTTCTAAATCTTGTAGGCACTACGCCGGATAGATACCATTGCTGGTCTTTACCTAGGACTGGTGATTCAGCTGTAGCTTTTAGTGTAAAAGTTCCAGATGATTATGCTAGCGGTAATGTAACTTGTTGGGCTTATTATTCTACAGCTAAAGCTATAGCTCCGGGAGATGGTGGTGGATTTTACTGCGATTTTAATTGGTTAGGGGTAGCTGATGGTGTTTCTCTAGTAGGGGCTTCAAATACTTTAGACGATATTAACCTATTTACTAATATTACTTATACAGTTAATACTCTCTACATTAGGTCTATGGGTACATTTTCTACGGGAGTAGTTATCAACAACTTCTTAAGGTGTAGATTCAAACGAGATGTAGCTGCTGAAATTGTTAACCTAGGTTCTGCTAATCTATATGGCATGAACTTACTGGGCATCAGGTTAGACTATACTGCAACCTCCTAAGGAGCTATGAGATGGCTGTTATTGAGGGTGGTGTATCTGCTGCACTGATGGGAGTAGGTGCTGAGACTGGGTCACCAGCTCATATTACCAGCCGCCCTACTTCTCATGGTGCGTTAGGCCATTATGCTGTTGCTGCTACATCTGGTACTCTAGCTGCTGCATTAGCTGCTGCTGCTCAACTATTTACATGGAGATGGGTTGATGCTACCCGTTTCTGTGTTATCTACAGTGTAGATGCTAGGTTCCAGACTCTTACTGCTTTTACGGGCGGTACTCTTACTGACTTTGGCTTCGATCTTTTTAAGGTTACTGCCGTTAGTGCAGGTGCGGGTGGTACTGCTCTAACTGGATTTAGTAAGATGCGTTCTACCATGGCTGCAAGTCTTATTGGAGCTACAGATGTTCGTATCGCATCTACAGCAGCATTGACAGCTCTTACTACTTTAGATACTAATGCCATTGAGCAGAGCTTAGGAAAGCCTCAGAGAGCTAATCCAGCAGCTGCGACTGAAGAACCCACTGCTCAGAATCCTAACCTGATCTATGCACCGGATCCGTCAAAGGGTGAGTACCCCTTAGTACTTGCTCAAAATGAGGGCTTTGTTATTCGTAACCGTACAGTGTGGCCGGTTGCGGGTACAGGTATCCTCCAGGTTCGTGTTCGTTGGGCAGAAGTGACGGCATACTAATATGGGTCTTTCTGCTGCTGAACTTCAAGCTCTAGATGATGCTACAGAAGAGTGTGCTTTAGCGATTAACGATGCCATAGTTGCTATTACTCCAGCTGATAAGTTAGCTGCTAAAGCTAGATACAAAGCTGGGATGAAGTCCCTAGGTAAATTGGTTATGCAACTAGTTAAACACGGAATACAGGGAGACTACTAATGCCTATACCTCTTATGGCTATTGGGATGGGAGCTTCTGCACTGGGCTCTATCTTTGGACATCATGGTCCAGGGATTAATGATGGAGACATCAACTCAGCTTATAGGGCCGGTGCTGGGCAATTTAATTTCAATCCTAATGCTAATGACCCAGCTCTTCAGCTGATGCAAAGTCGTGCTAATAACCTTTACCGTAACAATCGCTATAACGGAGTTAATGAAGTTCAACGTGCAGGGTTGGGTGGTAGCAGTATTGGGATGAACAATCTCCAAGGCATAGATGAGAATTATGCTCGTCAGATGGGAGACATCACTAATCAGAATCTAGGTGACCAACGACAGGAACAGTTGGGACTATTCAATAGTAACCAGAACTATATGCGCCAGCTTCAAATGGCTAAACTGGGTGCTTTGAATAGCTATCACCAAGGTAATGATGCTGCTCGTACTGGAGCCATTGGTTCTCTTGCCGGAGTTGCTGGACGTGCATTTGGTGGGCCCAAGGTCGCTGGTACCCAGGGCTTAGATTTTAGTCCTTGGAATCCTACTGGCCCTAACTACTAAGGGGATGTCTAATGGCTGATATCCTCACCAACTTACTAACAGCTGGTGCTGCTGGCGGTACTGGGTTTTTAGATGAGCGTCAACGCAGAGAGCAAATGCGTATTGATGCTGCTAAGCAAGCTATGCAAGATGCTGCTCTTCAATCAGAAATGCAGAATAGGTCTGCTGGTCAAGCTGAGGATATTCGTTATCATGATCTTCAGAATACCAATGACCAGAATACTTATGGGGCTAAGTACGGTGATAAGGTCGTCCCAGGAGGTTTAGAAAAGTATCAGATTGATGCTATCTCAGGGAGAAATGAAGAAGCTCGTCAATTCCTTTTAAGCCATCCAGAGTTTAGGTCAGCTACTTCTCGTATGTCTGTTAGAGATATGACTCCTCCGGCAGATGCTACGGGACCTAATGCTGGGATTAAGCCTATAGACATTGTGAATTCTAAACTCAAAGCCATAGATATTGCTATGGGTGGAAATCAGGGATTTATTCCCCCTTCGCCCATGGAAAGAGCTGCTCGCTTTGACTCATTAGCTGGGGCATATGGATTGAAAAATGTTCTCAGAGATACGCTTCAGACTCCTACTTCAACTGTTGGTGGAGTTAATAAGCCCCCTGCTCCTGCAAAGGGCCTTGCTCCTCCTGCAAAGAAGACAGGTAAGGCTGAGTCTGGTTCACTTCAGCAAAAGATCATGGCTGAGATTAATGCTGCTACTGAAGATTCAGCTACTCTGATGAAAGAATTTAATGCAGATGTTAAGGCCAATCCCGCTGCTTTTGAGGGTGTTGACTTAAACGCAGTCAGGGCAGCAATTAAAGCTAAGGGGAAGAAAAATCCCATGATGAGGGCCCACTAATGATACCTGCTAAGGTTAAGCTCAGTGTCATGGATAAGTTTGCTACCAAAGTTACTAAGAAGAACAAGAAGAAGCTATTTAAGAAGAAGGGTAAGGAAAGTCCTAAGACTGAGAAGAAAGAAAAGATGATGGGGGCCTACTAATGGACTGGCTCGCTCAACTTAAGCAAGAGATTATGCGTAGGTTCCTTGAAGCTCAACATCCTCAACCGATGCAGCATATGCAACCCCCTATGGGAAATCCACTAGAGCCACAGATGAACCCTAGATTAGCTGCTATGAGACAAGATACTGTCCCAGTTGATACGATGGGCATGGATCCCGAGATGGCTGCACTTATGGGGCAGGAGTCTAGTCGCCTTATGAAGCAGAAGGCTGTATATGCACCCCAATCACTTCAGCACCGTTGATCGAAGTACGATTGATCTATTGACTTTTAAGCAAGAAGATATTGACTGAGATTGAATCAGAAAATATTCACCGGTGTATTGTATCAAATAATCGTCTACAATTGAATACGAGCCGGAAGATAACACTAGGATTTTAACTTGTTTCTTTAAAGGAATGACGAGGTAGCTATGGGTCGTTTCTTGGACGCTACCGGTGCTGCAGCTAAGACTGCTGCTGAAAAAGCTGCATCTGGTAGATTCCTTAAACTAGCAGAGGACAGTACTGATAGTGTCCCTGCAGAGTCCACCGGTACTCCCATACCTGGAGTTAAGCAGGTAAAAGGGGCCGTGAGTACAGCTGGAAAGTATTGGGGTCCTCAATTTGAAAGGGCTGCTAAGACTCCTGCTGGTCAGATGATTCTTAATGGTTTCCATGTTTTAGGTAGGGGGGCTTCTGAAATCCTCAGTGCTGCGGCTGGAGCATTCGCTTATGGTAGTGGTGGTCAAGACATAGGACCTATTAAGGCTTCCTCTCCAGAGAAGATTGCTAGATTCAGAGAGATTCAGGCTAAGAACCTAGCAGCTAGAAATAGCACCAAGGTCAGCCTTGATACTACTCCGCCCTTTGTTCACTATCAGCCAGGCAGTGGGAACGTATTCGGTTCAGATATTATCAAGGCTAATTTTCCGTCAATGGAACCTGGACCAGATGAGCCCTTCTTAGCTAATACTTTTCAGGAGATCCCAGGATCTGTCTTAGGGAATATTAAGAGAGCAGGAGACTTTGCGGCTGATGTAGTGTTAGATCCTACAACCTATATCCATGGTCCTGGCCTCACTAAGGTGGGGAAGACTGCTGAGAAGGTTGAAGCTGCTACTAGAGCTGGAGAGAAGATAGGACTTAAGAGTCTTGTTGCTCAGGATCTAGCAAAGAGTATGGGTGAAAAGGCTACTCCTGCTATGATCCTGAAAGCTAAGAAGGGTCGCTTTGGTAAGTTAGCAGATACCTTTGCTGAGCAGGTTCAGCAGGGTCAAGCTAATGTTGTTTCTTTTAAGCCACCCCTTACTAATGTTGAGATTCCTTTACTTCCCAGGGGAGTAGCTACTGGAGTTGCTCAGGGAGCTGGAGCAATAG